ACGCCATCCGGCGCGGCGCCGGCTGCTGGGACGACGTCAACACGCTGGCCCTGGCCTGCAACGTGGCGCTGGTGCTGGCCGATGCCGGCATCGGCGCCGACTGGTGCGACAAGGTCAAGGATGCGCAGGTGGCGCTGGTGGCGCTGGAGGCACGCGCGCAGCAGCTGCGTGGCCGCTACGTGCTCACGGGCGGCGAGCTGCAGACGCTGCGCGCGCTGCTGGACCTGCACGACGCGCAGCTGGAGTCCGAGCTGTGCACCCAGGGCGTGATGGTGCAGGCGCTGGCCGAAATCAAGCGCCGCATGGCCGAGGGCAACGTGGTGCAGGTGGCCGTGGCCACCGCCGGCGAGGAGGCGGCCGCGGCATGAACGAGGTCATCGACAAGCCCCAGCGCCGCTCGCGCGCCCGTGCCGCGGCCGCGCTGCCGGTGCAGCCGCTCATCGTCGACCGCGCCACTGCCGCGGCCATGCTGTCGGTGTCGGAGCGCACGCTCGAGGAGCTGGTGCGCACCGGCGTCGCGCCGCAGCCGCGCCAGCTGAGCGCCAACCGCGTCGGCTGGCGCGTGCGTGACCTCGAGGAGTTCGCGGCCGGCCTGCCGGCGTCGCAGGTGTTGCCGCCGCGCAATACAGGGCGCCGGGCCGCGTGAAGGCGGCCAATCAGGCTCCGCTATGGCCGCGGAGCCTGTGCCAGAGGTTTCAGTTCCTCTAGCGCATCAGGCATGGCATAACCCATGACATAGAGCGTCGAGAACGCGCACCGCCGCAGAACACCCTCGTGACCGACGATATAGGAGTCGGGATCCACGCCCAGCGTGTCGAAGTAGTACCGCCACTTGGGAAAGTCTTCCCTTGCGGACTCAAGATCGCGCGTGAACTCCCAGCGATACATGCCGGAGGTCTCGACTTTCGCAATGATCTTGGCCCTCCAATCCGGAGGCACGAAATTCCAAAGGTCCCAAAGGTCGTGGGTATGCGGGAAGGAGCCCAGCTCGCGCAGCAGCAAAGCCTTCAGCGCAAGCTCGGCAGCCAGCGCGTAATTGGCCGAACAGGGCGCTCCCCAGCGCGGCGGCCTGTCGTCGCCTTCCCGGTGCTCAAGAAGCCGAGCAGCCTGCAGAAACTGCGCCGCAGCCTTGATGACGTGCTTCAGCTGCACGTCGTTGCTGGTAGTGGTCTTGGCCATGGAGCCGAACGTACCCGCGCGGGCACGGCTCGCCCACCCCTCGATGTAGGGGAAGCGTCAAGCTCCTGACTTGGTTTCTGTCGATCGCCGGCGCCGTTGCGCCTGGCGCTCCCAGTGAGCCGCCAGCTTCGTCAGCCATTGGCGGCGCTCCTTGTCGTAGCTGTGGCGGTTGTAGACGCCTGCCACCCCCTGCTGCACGTGCCCCAGGATGGCCTCTGCCACCTCATGCGGGCATCCGATCGCCGCAAGGCCAGTGCGCACGGTCCGTCGCAGGTCGTGCGGCGCCCAGTGCGTCACCGTCAGTCGAGGCCGTTCGTATTCTGGTCTTGTGTTGCTGTAGGGCTGGTGAACGTAGACGATGGCCTGGATCGTCTTTTGTAGCGTGTGCCCCGTGGCCTTGCCGCCCGCCGGGAACAAGTACCCGGCGGCCACTCGCTGCATGCGGCGCCTGACAACCTGCTCGGCACGCCCCACCAACGGCACCCGCAGGTCGACAACAAGAGGGCTTCGCTCCATCTTCAGCTTCTCCCTGGGCACCGTCCACCACAGCCCGTCTCGCTCCTCGGCGATTTCATGGCGCTCCATCGCCAGGATCTCCGCCCCTCGCGCCCCGGTGAACAGGTAGAGCTCGAGCGAGTCCTGCATCAAGGCAGTGAAGTTGGGGAGCCAGTTCAGGAGGTCGCCCACCTCGTCGTCTGTGAGGGTGCGCTTTCCCGCGCCGATGTGCTCGCCCGCGATCCGCTTGCCCCTGCTGGTGAGCTTGCCACGCAAGATGATGCGCCACCAATTGGGGACCTCATCGGATAGCCGGCCGGCATCGATCGCACGATCCCAAGCAGCCCCCAGCAGCTGCTTGAGCTTCGCCGCCTGCACCGGCGTGCCGCGAAACTGGTCGATCGCCGCAAAGGCGTCGCCACGCGTGAATGTGGCCGCACCGCGCTCACCGAAGCCAGCCAGCATCGTATTGGCGGTGCGCAGGGCCTCGGCGTAGGTTTTCGGCTTCACCCGGTGCCGCAGGTCGCCCTCGATGTAGTCCATCAGCACGTTGCGCACCGTCAGAGTCCCCGCCCGACGCTCCTGCCTTCGCTCGAGCTGTCGTTGGACGGCAGCCTGACGCACCTCACGCCGTACCGCAGCCACATCCTCGCCAGCGTCGCGCTGCAGGCGCAGCTGCTCCCACTGCACCACAGCTGCGGCCGCACTCATGGCCGGCCACTCGCCCACCTTCACCTGGCGCATACCGCCGCTCACCGGCGACTTGTACCGGTATATCCACGCGCGCCGGGTCTCCGAAGCCTGCAAACGCAGCCCGGGCGCCTCGGCAAAAACGATATGCTCGCCCGGTTTAAGGGCGCGCGCCTCACGAGCGTCGAAGCGGATCACGGCGTAGGTTTCCTGCGAGTAGTTTTGGCCGATGGCGTAGGTTGCGCTGGCGGCAGGGTCCGAAAGCTACGCTAAACAGGCGAGTGCGGCAAGGTGCGGATGCGTGCGGTTGCGGCAACATAGATTGCCGAAGGATCGAAAGAAGTTGAATCGCGACAATGACTTAGCGCTGCGAGACGAGCCAAATCAGGCACTTGGCGTGGCCTCGATTTTGAATCACACGCCCTTGATGCAGCAGTGCCTTCACCCATGAACACAGGGGCGCGCTTGCTGGAACCTACGCCTGAGGCTACGCTCAGCTTCCCTGCTCGCCCACGTCACCAGCCAGCTCGGCCCCGAGGGAGATGATCTATGACCTACCCCGCCCTGCTCATCGCCTTCGCGCTGTTCGTCGGCACGCTGGCCGGCATCTACAAAGGTTACGAGGCCCCTCGGGCCGACGTGCGCGCCATGTGTGCCGCGATCAAGAAGCCCGACCACCGCACCGGCGAGGTGTGCAAGGAATACGGCCACCACCCCGAGTAAGGGGGAGTCGCGAGGGGTCGTCTAGCGACGCGATTTGTCGCCCGATGTGACACGACGTGTCACATGCATCGGTGAAGGTGGGAGTTTTTCACGTTGTTGCGGTGGCACAGGCCATGCACATACTGCCGGCCCATTCACCGCGGCTTTTCTAGGAGATACACCTCATGCGCACGACCCGCGCCCTGCAAAAGGGCTTCACCCTGATCGAGCTGATGATCGTCGTGGCGATCATCGGCATCCTGGCGGCTGTTGCGCTGCCGGCCTACCAGACCTACACCATCAAGGCGAAGGTGTCGGAAGGCATCCTGGGCACCAGCCAGTGCCGCACCGCGGTCGCTGAGGTCTATCAATCCGGCAACCCCGGCACGCCTCCCGGCATCAACGGCTGGGGCTGTGAGCAAACGACTGCCGGCGGGTCTTCGAAATACGTCTCCACGGTCACCACTAACGCCGACGGCGTGATTACCGTGCTGCTGACCAACCTGACTGATCTCGGCACCGCTGCCGGCAAGAGCATCCAGCTCGTGCCCGAGACGTCCGGCGGCACGCCCCTGACCGCCGCGAGCATCGGCGGCACTCAAGTCGGCGCTTTCAGGTGCGGCCCGGCTACCGCCAACGGCATCGACCCGAAGTACCTGCCGGGCTCCTGCAAGGGCTGATAGGATTCTCAGCGAGGGCCGGCATAAGGCCACAGCTCGGGCCGGGAAGCTCGGGAACAGGTAACGCTCACAGCCGCCTTCGGGCGGCTTTTTTCATGACCGGTTTTTCATGACCGCGATCGCGGCGCCGACTGCCCGCGCACGCCGAACCACCACACCGTCACCGTCGTGCACAGGTACGTCACGGTGCCGATCACCTGCAGCGCCAGGTCCTTGGTCTGCTCGGGCGTGAGCTGCAGCTGCGCGCGCTCGAACAGGTGCTGCACCCACACCAGCAGCATCGTCAGCAGCACCAGCACATAGATCGTCACGCCCGGGCGGATGATGCCGCGCAACGCGTCGACGGCCGCCATCAGCCAACGCGCCAGCCGGCTTGACTTCTGCGCCTCGGGCGCCAGGTAGGTGGCGCGATCGCTCTCGTGACTGGCCTGGTAGCTGCGCTCGGCCGCCTCGGCCTCGCGCGCGGCGGCCTCCACCTCGGCCACCCGCTCCTGCGCCTGCGCACCGCGCTCGGCGATGCGCTGCTGCGCGTCCAGCTCGAGCTTGCGCACCTCCAGCGCGTTGGCGTGGTTCAGCCTCACCAGCTCCAGGTCCTGCTGGCGCTTCTTGAAGTCGAACCAGTGCTTCAGCAGCAGGCCCAGCAGACCGGTGGCGCCGCCACTGAGCACGCCGGAGACCAGCGAGCCGATCAGTTCCATCATGGGGTCACCTCGTCGAGCGTGAGGGCGCCGAGCGCCTGTGTGTAGAGCGCCTGGCGGTCGGCCAGGCCGTTGGCGCCACCGTTAATGCGGCGCGTGAGGGTCACGAAGTCGTGCGCGTCCGCGTAGCGATTGAGTCCGCGCTCGCGCCAGTAGCCACTGGCGCTCAGCGCCGCCCAGCGCGGCGCCTCCAGCATCGCTGGCGCAACGACGAAGTCAGGCACCACCTCGCCGTACAGCGCGCGCAGCATGGCGGAAGCGCGCGCGTAGTTCGCGCGCCCCGTCACCTGGATCAGACCGCGCCCCATGTAGCGCCGGCCGTCGCCCGGGCGCACGTTGCCCAAGCGCGCGGACAGCTCGGTGCCGGGCTCGTAGCGCAGCTGCTGCGGCGTCGGTCCCCACAGCTCGCGCGCGAAGCGCAGGCGGCCGCTCTCGTGGCCGACTTGCGCCAGGAAACAGGCCAGCCGCTGCACGCTGTTGATCTCAGCCAGCTCCAGCGCCGGCGCGAGCGGGCCCGCCCACAGGCTTGCACGCGCCAGCGGGATGGCCAGCGCCGCGGCCAGCAGCGCAGGCGTCACCGCCCACCTCCCTTGAGCGATTGCCAGAAACCATAGACGGCGATCACGACTGTCACGAAGGGCGCCGCCCACTTGGCCACCAAGCCGAGGCCACCCAGCACCTTGAAACCCAGGCGCGCCGCAGCCATCAGCTCGCGGATGTCGGCGGTGTCGCGGCTGATGGTCTGCGTCAACTCGGTGTTGCGGTCGAGCTCCAGCTTCTGCGCGCGCAACTGATCCTCGATGGTCTGCATGCGGTCGGCTCCCTTTTCCAGGCGCGCATGAATGTGCGCGAGGTCCCGGTGCGTGACCGTCGCCGTCGGCGGCGGTTCGGAGCGTTGGTTGTCGACGGTCATAGGTGACTCTCGATGGGCTGCAGGGCCGCGCGAGCGGCCGTGGCCACGCGCTCGACGAAGGCCTGGGCGCTCAACCGCTCGACGATGCTCAGCTCCCGCGTGGCATCGGCCGACACGCGCGCGGCGGCCACCCGCACCGCCGGCGCGTACTCGAGCTCGCGCAGGTGCGCGATGCCGATGTCGGGGGCCGCACGCAACTCGACGCACACGCCGTCATGGCACGCCTCGCCTCGGCCGGCGTGGCCATCCCAGCGCAGCCGGGTCAGGTACAGGTGCTGGCTCATGCTGCCCTCACGAGGATGAGGCCGGTGCGCGGCGCGAGCGTCTCGATGCCGCAGACCCTGCCGTTGTTGACGAGAATGTCCTGGCTGCCGGCGATGCGGCGGTAGCCGCTGCAATCGAGCGAGCCGGCGGTTCCTACCGCGGCATTGCCGCGCCCGCTGGTATTCACCAGCGCCCGGCCGCCCTCGTAGTCGGACCACTGGATCGGGCCCGACACGCCGCCGCCGATGCGCCTGCCCAGTTGCACCTCGAACTCGTCGTAGCGCTGGGTGTCGCCGTGGTTGGGCGGCGTGTAGGCGTAATACCCGCCTTCGACCTGCAGCATCGACGCCAGGCCGTAACGCATGGTGGTGTAGTCGGTGGCCGCGCCGTAGACCTGGAACGCCACTTTGCCGCCCGTCTTGACGTTGCCCAGCATCCCGACATAGCGGTCCATCATGGGCTTCCAGCCACCCCAGGTTTCAAGGGAATAGGACTTGCCGATCTGGCCCTCGAGCAGCGCGAGCTCCAGCACGCCACGGTACTCATCCGTCTCGGCCATGCCGTCGCAGTTGCCACCTAGCAGCAGCCCAGGCAGCAGGCGCCGCAAGTGCGCGAAGTACTCGACGAAGAACAGGCGCATGGCTTTGGACGCCTCGGGGTCGCGCGCCGCCTGGTTGGCGCCGCGGCGCAGGTAGTCGGCCGCCGAGCGCACCCAGTTGTAGATGTTGTCGATCCACATGAGGTCGTAGCCGGCCGCCGCAGGGAACAGCCACTGTGCGTCGAACTCGGCGCGCAGCTGCGCGTAGCTCTTGCCCGTCAGCGCGTCGATGGCGCCCGCCGGCGGCAGCACGTCGAAGTTGTCGTAGCCCCACTGCTGCGACCAGCAGCCGCCGGCCGGCACCGTGATGGTGGTGGGCGGACTGGTGCGCGAATCCACATAGGTCTGCTGCACGGCAGTGCGCAGCCACCAGTTGTTGCGCACCACCACGTCGATCAGCGGCTGCTGCAGGTTGCCAGCGATCGGCTTGCTGGGGTCGCGCGCGTCCACCAGCACGGTGTAGTTGCTGATGAGCGCCTTCGCGTTGACGGCGCGGATGCGATCGTTGATCGCCTTCATGCGGTCGACGCCGAAGCCAGCCCACAAGCCCAGGTGCACGCAGTCGAACCTGGCCAGGCGCTCCGGCATGTCCGCGCCATACCGCGTGGCGTCCAGCGGGTTGGCGTAGAACAGCACGCCCGTCATGGGCTTGGCGAGCTGCAGCGGTGCAGGTGCGGGTGCAGGGGCCGGTGCGGGTACGGGTGCAGGGGCGGGCGCCGGCGCCGGAGCGGGCACAGGCGCTGGTGGCGCGGGAGCCGGGGAAGGAGCAGGCGCCGGGGCGGGCGCAGTGGGCTTCTTCTTGCGCATGTCGACCTCGATTCGTGTCGGCGGTTCAATGACGTAGAGGTCGTATGGCCGAATGCCGTCGAGGACATCGGACACGGCCTTGTCCAGCGCCTCACGCTCGGACGTGTGGCGCGATATCTGCACCCCTGCGCTGTCGCGCAGGATGTAGTAGCCCTTGACCGTGATGCTCATGGGTTTGAGTCAGGAATCGGCGAAGGCAGAGCCGGGCACAGCGACCGTCTCCAGCATCTTGGCGATGCGGATCTCGTCCATGCGGCCCAGCAGCGGGAACGTGGCGCCACTGTTGTAGTTGCCGATCACCAGCGGCCCGGTGTTGTCGAACAGGTCGAACGTCAGGAGCTGCGTCGGGCTGGTCGCCTCGATCGTGCCGTTGATCGCCAACTCCGTGACCATGTTGCTGGTGTCGTTGCGACGACGGCAGCAAACCCAGTAGTCCGTATTGGCAGCCAGGGTCGTCGTGCTCGTGATGTCGACGGTCCCTGAGGCCTGGTTGGTAATTCGAAACACCAGCTTGTTGGTGCTGATGAAGACCACGAACGGCGAGCTGCCCGTGCCGGACGCCTTGTTGATGAGGATGGCCGTTTGCACCGTGGCGATGCGCAGCGCGAACCTGATCGTGAACTCGCCTGTCCCCATGTCGAAGGCAGCATGGTTCGCTGCAGTGACCCGGTTCTGGTTACCACCCACCGTGGAGATCAGCAGGCTCTTGCTGCCGAAATAGGCCCAGCCCGTGTCCTGCGTCGCGCCCGAGACGGTGAGCGTGTGCGCGTTGGTGCTGGAGTCGACCAGCGAGCCGCCCTCCATGTGCATCTGCAGCGAGACGTTTGCGAAGGTCGACGCAGCGCCTCCACCCAGCAACGCCTGCTGCGGCGCCGCCATGGACAGCGGGCGCAGGCGGCGCGGCACCTCCAGTTCACGGTCAGGCAGCAGCAGCCCGCTGTCGGCACGTTGCCACTTCATGTCAGGCCCGTTCCGCTGATGATCCAGCGCGTCGACGTCACCTTGATGGCCGTCGCGACGCCGTACTGCGCCAGGCTGCGCGTGCCCGTCGTGCCGGCGCCGGCCAGCACGAGTGTGTCGGTGGTGATCGCGATGCTGACGACCTGGCTGGTCTCGTTGACGAACGTCACCGCGGTGCCGATGGGGAACGCCACCGACGAGTTGGCCGGGATCGTGAAGGTGCGCGCGTTGGCGTCGCTCGACGGGTGATAGATGTGCTTGCCGGCATCGGCGGCCACGAGCGTGTAGGCCGCGCTCTGGCTGTTCTGCGGGATGCCGCGAAAGCCCGCGAGGTCCACCGTCAGGCCGTCGCCCTGGACGATGGCGGCGGCCTGCGCTGCCGTCAGGTCCTCGGGGTCGCCGGTACCCGCGGTGGTGCGCCCCTTGATCGTCTGCGTCGCCATGTTGGCGAGCTTGGCGTTGGCGACGCCGTCATCCTTGACGCTGAAGGTCGTGCCCGACAGCTGCAGCGTGGTGCCATCGGCGCTGTAGGTGCTGCCCGAGCCGCTCTGCACCCATGTCGTGGACGTGCTGCCGACCGTGATGGGCGCATTCGTGGTGCAGGTCCACTGGGTGTCTGCGTTGGTCGTGCCTTCGCTGACGTAGCAGGAGGCGTTGACCAGCTCGGCGCCGCTGTCGGCGTCCAGCGCGCGCGTCGGCGCGCCGCTCGCGTTGACGGTGTAGATGCCGTTCTCGCTGCCGGTGGTCTGGTTCTTCAGCAGGATGCGGTCACCGGTGGCCAGCGTCACGCCGTCGACGGTCTGCCCGTTGGCGAAGGCCGACGCGAGCGTGCCGTTGGCCGTCGTCGCCGCGCGCACCGCGTTCTTCCACGAGCGTCCGTTGACGACAGTGTTGACGTAGGTGACCACCGCCGACTGTGCCGGCACCTTGGCGGCGCTGTTGGCCGCCATGGTGCCGTCGGTGTCGAGCGCCGAGGTGGCGATCGCCCCCACGTCGGCGGCATCCAGCGTGACCGCGCCGCTCTCGCCGTTGACGCTCGACACGCCCGAGACCGAGGCTGCCGAGAAGTCGAAGATGCCGCCCGGCTGGTAGCGCCAGTCCTCGTGGTCGGTCATCGCGCCCGAGACGGTGACGACCTTGCGCACCCGACCGTAGGTGGTGGTGTCGTTCCAGTTGGTGGTTGCGGTGCTGGTCGACAGCGCGCCGGTGCTGCGGTTGGCCACCACGTAGTTGGTGGTGGCATCCGTCAGCGCCAGCGTCACGTGCAGGGTGTCGGTGCTGCCATACGCCGCGCCGACGGTGTTGCTGTTCCAGCGCCCGCCGTACAGGCCCAGCGTGAGGCCGATCGGCGTCGACGGCTGGTGCAGGCCGAACAGCGCCAGCGCCCCCAGCGTCTCGAAGTTCTCGTTCAGGATCGGCTCGGGCGACGACTGGGCGTCGGCGAGCTCCTGCATGATGGTGGTCGTCATAGCGTGATCGATGCGGGGTAGCCGTTGCCGACCGAGGCCGACACCTGGCGGACGGTGAGCGAGTAGCCGGCGAGGCTGGCCGCCAGCAGCTCGAACGCGGAGGTCTCGGCGCTGTAGCCGGAGCGCGCGCCGGTGAGGTACAGCGCGTCGCCGATCGAGCCTGAGGCGAACCACACGAAGGCCGGCGGCGGGATGAAGAAGAAGCTGGGCGTCACCGTGCGCGCCAGCTCGCCGGTGGTGGCATCGAACAGCTTGACGCCGCTGCCGTTGAGCGCCACCACGTAGTCGCCGAACAGGCACAGTTGGCGCTGCGCCAGGCCGGCACCGCCCGAGCCAAGGTCGTGCACGTACAGCTCGTCGCCGGTCGCCTTGTCGTGCACGTGCAGGCCGACGTTGCTGCGCACGAAGACCAGGCCACCGACGAACAGCATGTCGTAGACATAGGGCGCATCCACCGTGAAGCGGTCGACCTCGGCGGTGGTGGCGATGTCCCACTTAACCACCTGGTGGGCATCCCAGCGGCTGAGCACCCACAGCGCGCCGCCTTCGTAGTGCAGCTGCGTGATGCCCTCCTCGAGCAGGTACTCGTCGATCACCGCCAGCGTGGCGGCATCGTGCTTGCGCAGGTAGCCGGTGCTGTAGCCGGCCGTCCAGACGTGCGTTCCGTCGAAGGCGACGCCGGCCAGGTCGCCGGGCTGGGTGGCGTTGTAGACGGCGTCGACGGTGCCAAGCGTCGTGCGGGTGAGCTTCTGCAGCTTGCCGTTGGCGTAGAAGGTGGGCACCGTGCCCACCGTGAAGTCGGCAGTGACCAGGTAGAGGGCGTCGCCGTTGTTGCACCACTGATTGATGCGATAGCCCAGCACGTCGGACTGGGCGATCTGCGCGCCGGTGGCGGCATCGAAGCGGATCACACGCTGGGGCGACGTGTATTCGCCCAGCACGTCGTCGCGGATGCCCACGATCTCGCCGCCGATCGACTTCAGGCCCCAGGCCGGCGCCTGCAGGCCGCCGGTGCGGCCGAGCGTCGACGCGGACCAAGCGGGCTCGGTGACGTATTCGCCGCTCACCAGCGCATCGGCCGGGCTGCGCAGCTCGACGTAGTAGCGCTCGGTCTCCTCGCCAAGCGGCGCCGAGATGCCGGAGGTGCCGACGAAGTTGGTGGCGCGGCGCGTGCGGCGCGTCCAGCCAACCTCGATGGCGCCGCCGTTGTCGACCGTCTTGCGCAGGTGCACCGGCGAGAAGGGCTTGAGCGCCTGGCCGGCGCTGGTGAACGACTCGCCGCCCACCAGGGCCGCCGCGGTGCCGCTGGTCACCGCCTTGTAGTAGCGCACGCTGCCGATGTCCGACAACAGCTCGTCGATGCGCGCCAAGCCGGCGCTGCGCAGCAGCACCACGGTGTCGCCCACCTCGTGGTTGCCCTTGTTGTGCTCGGTGCCGCGCAGGCCGCGCAGCAGTCCCGACAGCCGGTAGATGCCGGGCGCGATCAGGGTGGCCGTGCGGAAGCGCAGGATCTCCCAGCGCCCGTGCACGCCCACCGCGATGACGTTGACCGTCTTGTCGGCCAAGAGGGTGGCGCGCGTGGTGCTCGACAGCGTCACGCCGGCGCCGACGTCGACCAGCAGGGTGCTGACCTCGTCGAACTTGTAGCCGCCCGGGCCGGCGCCGAGCACGCTCTGCGCCTGGCCGACCACGGCGCTTTGCAGCACGGTGGCCACCGTGGCATAGGTGATGTCGTCGACGCTGCGCTGTATCGCGGCGCCGCGCCAGCGGCCGGTGCCCTTGACCGCACCATAGATGCCGGGCTCGTCGTCGGCGTCGCGCAGGATCGGGATGTCCAGCAGCGTCAGGTCGGACTCGCCCGGCGGCGCCACCACTACCGAGGGCGTGTAGTCGACGCTGGTGACACCCGACTCGTGCAGCGCGCGCACATCATCGAGACACACCTCAAGCGTGCGCACGCCGTCGGCGTCGTTGGTGCGCAGCACCCGCAGTCGGTAGCTCGAGCCTTCGTGGTCGGCGGCGGTGATGATGTCGGCGCAGTCGATGGCGGCGTAGCGGTCGGACACCGCCAGCGAGCCGGTGTGCGCGGCCACGCGGGCGTCGAGCGCCATCGTCTTGGCGCGCCCCTTGGCCATCGGCGGCTCCAGCACCACGCCCAGGCCGACCTGGCGCACCTCGGCGCTGGCGGTCACCACGCGGTCGCTCTGCTCGCTGCCGGGCTCGTAGTCGGCCAGCAGGTTGTAGTAGGTGACCACGACGGCGGCGGGCTGCTCGATGTCGTTCTCGCGCACCACGCCGGTGAAGGGCTCGCCAGCCTGCCCATGCGCGACGCCGGTGTCCAGGAAGGGAATCGACACCACGGAGGCGCCGCCGCGCCGGCGCGCGCGCAGCTTGTCGTTGCACAGCAGGTCGAAGTAGTAGGCCGCGCCCAGGCGCGCCGTCACCTCGCTGGCCGGCCCGCGCGCCTCGACACCGATCACCTCGACGCCCTCGAGCTCGCTCAGGTCGATCACCGCGTCGCTCAAGGGCCGGCAGCGCAGCCATTCCTCGCGCACGACGTCAGCCAGGTCGACGCCCCCGATCGTGATACCGCCCGACAGGTCGAGGTAGACGTCGTCGATCTGGTAGCCGCGGGTGGCGCCGAAGATGGTGGCGCGGCCACCGACGCTGAACTTGCCGGAGCCGCTGCGGTCGGTCGCCGCCGACACCGTCGTGGTGCCGATGACGCTGCCGTCGATCGTCAAGGTCAGCGTGCTGATGCCGTCGTGGCTGACCACGACCTCGTGCATGTGGTCCGGCGTCAGCGTCGGCCCGACGATGGTGCCCAGGCCGTCGACGCGGATCAGGCCCGTGTCGCCGTAGAACTGCAGCACGTAGAAGTTGACGTTGTCCGGGAACAGCCAGCGCCAGACGATGTTGTTGGAAATGTTGGGCAGGTCGCCCCAGCTGACGCGGCAGTGCACGCGCCAGGCCTGTCCGGCCGTCAGCCCGAACTGCGGCCCGCTGTATTCGACATAGCAGTCGCCGGTGGTCGCCGGCACCTGCAGCACGCCGTCGTGCACGTACAGCATGTCGCCGTGCTCCACCGGCTCGGCGCCGTAGGGGCTGCTGTCGCTGAAGTCGGACGCAAAGCGCAGGTCGAGCTGGCGCCCGGGCAGGCGCCCGGCGCCGGCGGTGGCCACCTCGACCTCGACCAGCGGCAGCTGGCCCGAGGCTCCGGTGTCCAGCCCTTTGAAGAACAGGCTGGCGCGCCCGCGCAGCGCGGTGGCGTTTTCGGTGCCGACGATCGCCTCGTACTCGGGCGGCGGCAACTGCGTGGGGCCGCCGCGCATCAGCGTCATCGACTCCCAGGCATCGGTGGCGGCGCTGGCGGTGAGCGAGTCGTCGTCGCTGTCGGCCAGCGCGGTGTAGACCAGCTTGCCGTTGAGCCACACGCGGGTGATGGCGTTGATCTGGCCGACGGGGCCGTCGGTGTTCTCGGCCAGCAGCAGCCACAGGTGCACCTTGTAGGTATAGGCCGTGTTCTCGGCCACCGGGCCACCCTTGCCGACCTCCTCCTCGTGCGCCACCTCGATCAGCGGACTCACCCAGGCCGGAAAGCCCGCGATGCGCTGGCGCCCGTACACGCGCGGCAGCGTGCCGCCGTAGGTGTAGCGCGGCGTGCGGATGTCCTGACGCGGCCCGAAGTTCTGCTGCGGGCCGTCGATGGTGCGGCCGATCTCACTGCCGACGGCACCACCGATGGCCGAGCCGACGGGGCCCCAGTAGGCACCGACGACCTGGCCGACGACCGACAGCGCACCCTGCCAGCTGCTCATGCGTCCACCTCGGGCAGCCGGAAGGCAGCGACCAGGCGCATCTGCGGTGTCCACAGCAGGCGGTGCTCGACCACCCGCATCAGTTCCGGCGCGCTGTTGGCATGGATCAGCGACAGACCGCCATGGCGGTGGTCGCCAAGGATGCCGGCATGGTGCGGCACACCATCACGCCAGCGGATGACGACGATGTCGCCCGGCCCCATGTCGCGCTGCGCGACGCGGTCGAGGTGCTTGTCGCACATCGCCATCAGGGTGGTGCCGTCGGGCGTGCGGTCGTAGGCCGGCAGCGCTGGCCGCGCGACGCCCAGCTCGTCGAGCACGCCGGCGATGAGCTGCACGCAGTCGACGCCCACACCCTTGACGCAGGCCGCGTGGTGCCAGGGCGTGCCATCCCACGAGCGCGCGCAGGCGACGATGGTGGACCGCTTCATGCGTTCGGTCCCTTGACGATGTCCTCGACCGGCGGCTTGTCCTTCTCGCCCTGGAAGTTCAGCAGGTTGTCGAACTTGTCGCGGCAGTCGAGGTCCCAGCGCTTCTGGCAGCCGGCGATGATGGTGAAGGTGTCGCCCGGCTCGACCAGGTTCAGGCGCGGCACCGCCAGCGTCAGCACGCCGCCGACTTCGTGCAGCACCACCTTGACCGCCGGCATGCCGGCATTGAGACCGCTGGTGAAGGTCAGCAGCCCCTCGGTGAAGAAGTCGGCGCCTTGCGCCAGGCCGCTGGCGACGATGGTGTACTCGTCGGCCACTGACGTGACCGCGACGCCTTCGAACGTCCATGGCTCGAGGTCGACCGTGCAGCGCGTATCGCCCAGGCGGGCGCGGCAGTTGGCCTGGATCACCGACGAGGTGTCGGTGCGCAGCGTCTGCCGCAGGTCGCGGAACTCGACCTTGGCCGAGCTGAGCCCGCGCTCGATGCGGCCGACATGGCCGGACTTGTGCGGGATGACGCCGGCCGCCGGGTCGAGCCAGTTGACCTGGCGGACCAGGACCTCGGCGCCATCCCACACGCCCGACAGCAGGTCGGCGGTGCCCACCAACGGCGTGCTGCCGTAGATGAGCTCGAAGTTGCCCGTGTCGACGTCAAAGCCGATCGCCGAGGCGATGGCGCCTGTCGTCAGGCCCGGGATGTGGTTGACGCCGTCGACCTCGAGCGCCTTGAAGTGCTCGGTCATCGCGAACACCTCGCCGTCGGCGCGCGTGATGGTCAGGCAGTAGGCGAGCGTGGTGACGCGCTGCGCGATGTGGGTCTGCAGCGCCAGCGGGATGTTCTTGCTCACGCCAGCACCTCCACCAGCTTGATCGACGGCAGCCCCTGCAGCTCGCCGTCGGCGCCCTCGTAGCCGTCGATCTCGATGTTTTCCATCGAGTCGTCGGCGAAGGTCACCGGCACGAAGAAGCGCCCCGTCCAGTACGCCGGCGTGCCGGCGGCCAGCGTCACGATGCCGGTCTCGGCGTCGACCTCGGTGATCGACAGCGCCGAGCCACCGGCGCTGTAGACGGCCACCGTGGGCACCTCCGGCTTGCTGATGTCGCGGTAGACGCTGCTGCCGAATGTGTACTTGCGCTGCAGCTGGTACTGGCCACCCCCCAGCGACTGCAGCGCCGAGTTGGTGGCGCTGGCCTGGTAGTCGTTCCAGTCCCGGAACAGGAACCCCTCGTAGGGCGCCCCCATCACCACGTGGTAGGCCGCCAGCACCTCCTCGAAGTCACGCTTGCGCCTGATGCCGTAGCTGATGTCGTAGCGGTGCGGACGCGTTAGCGAGACGAAGTTCTGCTTGCGCAGCCAGCCGTCGGCACCGAAGACCTGCCGGCGCGCGGGCTGCGTCGGGCCGCCGCGCGACTTGCGCGCCACCGCGTCGGACAGCTGCTGCATCAGGATGGCCATCAGGCGGTCCCCCGCGCATAGGCCGTGCGCGCCTGGCGGTAGAAGGCCGCGGCGAGCTGCTCGCCGCTCTTGCGATCGACGTTCTGGCCAAGGGTGATGTTGGCGGTGAAGCTGAACGGCGCGCCGGCGCGCGACCCAGCACCGGGTGCGGACGATGCCGCACCCCATGGCATGCGGCCGACCAGCCCCCCCTGCTCATATCCGGGCAGCGCCGCGCGGCCGCGCCTGGCGGCCTCGTGCAGGCGATCCAGCGCCTGGGCGCCGAGGCGGCGCACCGCCGGCGCACTGAAGACGTACTCCTGGCCGTGGACCACGCCGGCGACCTGCTTGGTGCCGCGGTTGCCCGTGTAGCCGCCGTCGTCGAAGAACAGGTCCAGGGCCGCATCGGTGGCCTCAGTGCCGCCGGCGCCGCCGCTCGACGACGCAGCGCCGCCAGCAGCACCGCCACCACCGAAGAGGCCGGCGAACAGCTTGCCCACGCCGCCGCCCGAGCTGGTGGCGCTGGATGTGCTGGAAGCGGCCGCCAGCAGCTGCAGCGCAATGCCGGCCGCCGTCGACTCGCGGCCGAAGGCGGCGAGCAGTTGCGTGGCGGCCTGTGTTCCGGCGCCGAAGTCACCCACCGCGCTTGACGCCTTGTCGGCTGCGTCCCCAGCGCCATCGAGGCCCCGCTGCACCTGATCGGCGTCCAGCGCGCGGTCGGCGCGCGCCAGGTCGCCCGTCGTGGGCGCGCCAGCGGTGGGCTGCGCGCCGGCCAGGCGCTGCAGCGCCTGCGCCGCGGCGTCACTGGCTTGCCGCAGCGAGTCCAGGGACGCCTGCGCGCCCTGCGGCGAGAACACCGGCGGCGGCTTGATGCCAGCCGCCGTTGGCGAACCCGTGATGCCCAGCAGTCGCTTCAGACCATCGAGCACCCCAGTACCGTAGGATGCCGCCGCCTGACCCTCGCCCGGACGCAGCGGACCGACGAAGTCCGGCTGGCCCGGCTTCGGCAGCGTGAGCGCCGGCGGCTCCGAGTTGAGGCCGACGAGCTGGCCGATGAGGTTCTGACCGGTGCCCTTGCCGCCCGCACCCTTGATGAAGTTGGCGAACTCCTGAGCCAGCGGCCGGGTGGTCACCTCTTGCGTGAAGATGCGCGCGACGTCGCCGCCGATGCCGCGCACGATGTCCTTGAGCTTGCCGCCCTGGAGCACCGCGCGCTCGAAGCCGCCGGCGATGGAATTGCCGATGTCGTCGGCGGCCGAGTCCAGGCGCAGCTTGCGCGGGTCGATCGCCTGGCGCGCCTTCTCGGCCTGCACCTGCAGCTCCTCGAGCCACAGCTGCAGGCCGGTGTCCTTCGGGTTGAGCGCGGCCAGCTCCCGCACCTTGACGATCAGGGCGTCGAGGTCACCGAGCGCCTTCTGGCGCGCCTCGCGCACCCGGTCCTCGGTGGCCAGCAGGCCGTCGCCGGCCCTCTGCGCCTCCAGGCCGGCGCGCTCCTCCGACAGCGCCGCGCGCTGGCTCAGCTCGCCAAAGGACTGCTTGGCGACGTTGACCTGGCGCTGGATCTCCAGCAGGCGGCCGAGGTCGTCGGCCTGCTGCTGCGCCGCCTGGGGATCGGCGCCGCCGCGCTGCAGCAGGCGCTGCGCCTCGCGCACGGTGTTGGCGATCTCCAGCAGGTCCGCCGCCGAGGTCTTGCCCGTGGCGAGGTCGCTGATGCGCGCCTCCAGCGCATGCACCTCGTCGCCCAGCTGCTCGACGGCGCGCTGGCGCTCGATGAGCGACAGCTTGGCCTGCTGGTCGGCCTCGCGCTCGGCGTTGCGCAGCTTGGTGCGCGCCTCGGCGATCTGGTTCTCGACCTCCTGGCGCTCGGCCTTCTTGTCGTCGCCTTTGAGCAGCGGGCTGTTGAGCAGCTTCTGGCGCTCGGCGATCTCGGCTTCGGTGGCCTGGCGCACGGCCGCGAGGTTGTCCCGGCGCGACTTGTCCTGGTCGGCGTAGAACTGCTGCAGGCTCTGCACACCCTGCTGGTACAGCGCCTGCGAGTACTGCTCGTTGAAGCGCAGCGCGTCTTGGGACGCCGCCAGGCCGTCGGTGATGGACTTGACGTGACCGTCGACCACCTTCTTGAGATTGGCCAGCGCCTCGGCCGCCGCCTTTTTCTGCCCGGCCAGGTCGGGCACGTCAGGCGCCGACGGCTTGCCACCCTGGCGCGCCAGGCGCGCAGCCTCCACGGCGTCGTGGCTGGCGTCCGACTGCGGCAGGTTCACTGCGCTGGCCTTGGCCTGCAGGTCCTTCAGCTGCTTTTCCACCCGCAGCCGGCGCTCCTGGCTGATGGTGGTGTCGTCCAGCACCCTCTTGAGCGCCGCGATGCGCTGGATGTCGGTGTCGGGGTCGGTGCCGCCGAACAGGTTCGAGAGCACCTTCCATTGCTCGTTGCCAATCGCCCGATTGCCTGCGATCAGGGTCTCCCAGAAGCCCTTGGCCTCTTTCGTGCCATCGCGGAACCTCTGGATCGACTCATTGATCGCCGGCACGATCTCGGACAGCAGCGCGCGCTTGAAGTCCTTGGAGTTCTTCTCCAATTCGGCGAACTGCTTGTTGAGCTTCTCGGCCTCGGCGGCCTGCTCGGTGGTTACCTTGCCCACCAGCTTCTGCTGCTCGGCCAGGTCGTGCAGGAAGGGCGCCACCTCCTGGATGCTCTTGCCGAACAGTGCAGCAACGATGCGCGCCTTGTTGCCATCGTCGGCGAAGGCATCCAGCGCGACTGCGGTGCGCCGCAGCGCCTCCGCCGGATCGATGTTCTTGAGCTCCTCGGCGCTGAGGCCGATGCGCTTGAGGATCTCGGCGGCCTCGCTGTCCTTCTTGGCCTCCTTGAGCACATTGTTGAACTTGACCAGCGCGGTGCCTGCGCTCTCGAAGCTGGTGCCGGTTCGCTCGGCCACGTCCTCCAGCGCGCTCAGGTTCTCGATGGACGAGCCCGTGGCGTCCTTCAGGTCGTTGAGGGCATCGATGCCGTTGACGATGTTCCTGAAGTCGATGTAGGCGATGGCCGCCGACAGCGCGGTGATGGCTGCGGTGGCCGGCGTGAAGGCGCCGGCGATCATCGGCCCGGAGCTGCGCAGTGACTCCAGATTGCGCTTGGCACTGTCGAACGCTGACTTGGTCTTGTCGACCGCCGTGATGACGATCTGCGAGTTGCGCGCCTCGCCGACCATCACGCACCCCCGCCGAACAGCGCCAGCATCTCGGCGTCAACCTCAGGCGCAGGCTCGCTGTTGCGCATGATCTCGAGCTGCAGGTGCAAGCCAAACTCCTCGCTGGTCATGGTCCGCTTGAGTTCCTCGAGGGTCCGGCCGAGCCGCTGCGCCAGGATCAGCGCAAACGCCAGGGTCGAACACTCGTCTAGTTTTTTTTGGCGTCCTCGCCGCTCAGGCCCGACAGCGTCCAGGCCTTGTTGAACAGCTCCAAGGCCAACGCCACATGCGATGAACCGAAGTGCGCCCAGCGCGTGGCGGTGTAGACCGGGTTGCCCTTCGCATCGACTACGCAGACAGCCAGCACTTCGGGGATCGCGGAATACAGCGCCGCATCCGGGTTGTCCTGGTTCTTGGCCTTCAGCTTGGCGATGCGCGACTCCATCGACAGCCGTTGCGTCAGGTCAAGCGCCCGCACGCGCACCGCGCCGCCCAGCGGCGGGCACGGCATGTCCTCGAAGGGCAGCACCGGCGCCTGGACGTCAGACGCCGAGATCAGCCGCAGCTCGCTCACGACGCGTAGCGGATCGGGCGGGCCGCGAACGACACATCGACCGAGTTGCGCAATGTCGAGTCCTCGACGGTCGCCACCTGGCCGATCGACCAGAAGCCGGCGAACAGCGTGCGGCTGCCGTTGGGGTAGACGAAGCGGCCCGCCGTCTCGGTGGCGTCGGCGTCGTTGATGACGCCGTAGTGCGCCAGCGTCGGGTCGTCGTAGATCGGCAGCTTGACGTCCACCGCGGTGCGGTTGGTCGGGATCTTCTTGTCATCCCGGTTCTTCATGGTCGAGATGTCGGCGTACTGCTGCTCGCCGCCGTTGACCTGGAAGTTGCGGGTGATCTGCTGCACCTCGGTCCAGGCGGTCACCTCGCGTGCGCTGCCGGTGCCGGCACCCGCCGGGAAAAGGTCGGTGTCGGTGGTGTCGACACCCTCCAGCGTGACGTCGTTGGTGGCCACCGCCGACACGCGCACGACGCGGTTGTCGAGCAGGTCCCAGCCAGAGCGCAGGTGCACGATGTCACCGACACCGACGCCGTGGCCGGCCTCGAAGGTGGCGACAGCCGGGTCGGCGTTCGTGATGGCGCTGATGGTCTTCGAAGCGCCGTAGGTCGAAGCGATCGAAACGGTGGTGCCGATGGCAAGGGTGATGGACATGTTTGCGGGTCCCTCAGGAAAGGATGGTTTCGGGGTCGGTGGGGTCGGTGAAATACAGCGCCGTCACAGGAACGGAGACGATGCCGACGGCCGCCTCGCCCTCCTGCGCCTTGGTGCTCGTGATGTCGCCGCCGGGCTCGGTGCCGTACTGCCGGGAGCCGAACAGCGCCGACAGCGCGTCGGCCGTCATGCCGGCCTGCACACTGTCGAGGTCGTCGATGTCGCGTGCGACGCCGTGGAAGACCATGCGCAGGCGGTGCTCGTGAAGGTTCCCGGACAGCGTGGCCGGCAGCGGCTCGTCGAGGTACTCGACACGCCAGGCCGGCAACTCCGCGAGCCCGAAGGCGTGCGGGTGATTCAAGTGCACCTTGGCCGCCCAGGCCGGCAGCGCCCGCAGGCGGTCGGCATGGTGTTCGGCGACCTGCTTGGCGGCCAGCATCGCTTACGCCTTCGCCAGCGTGGCGCGCACGAAGGCGCCGTCCGGCGCATCCGGCAGCACGGCCCGCACGCGGTAGGTGCCGGCCAGGTGCGCCAGCTGCGCCGGCAGGTCCTCGGCCGCCAGCACGAGCGATTGCCCGCCCGCGATCGCGACCGACGCCTTCAGCAGCACGCTGGGCTCGGTGATGGCAGCCGCGCCGTCGAGCACCTCGACACCCGGAGCGTCGAAGATGACGCTCACGGACTCACCCTCGAGCGCAGCCGTGACGGCAAAGCCGCTGGCCACGTCGAGGAAGGTATCGAGGTTCTCGGTGAACACGGGCTTCAAGCCTTTTCGTCTGCGTCGACGAGCGACGACTGCTCGGCCGGCGGCTGCTGCTGGCGCTGCCTCCTCGGCCGCGGCGGCTCGGCTGCCTCGACCAAGTCGGCCATGCCCTTGGGCAGCTCGCCGTCGATCTCGAAGGCCTCGCCGCGCTTGAACTGCAGCGGCACGAGCGCCTCGTGCCAGCCCTCGGCGCCGGCGGCCAGCTTGACCAGGCCGGTGCAGCGGCCCAGCTGGGCCGCCGTGAGGCGCACCAGCTGGCCGGCGAGCACCGTGATGGCGGTGACGGCGACGTACTTCATGGCTTAGACCAGCGTCACCAGGCAGGCACGCTGCCAGTAGCCGTAACCGGCGCCGCGCCAGGCGTCGATGCCGAACTGCCAAGCATCGTTGTCGAACTCGAACTCGCTGCCCTCGGCCTTGGCCTTGAGCTCGACGTCCTGCTCGGTCTGGCGGATCAGGCCCTTGATCGGGCTGTCGGTGCGGAAGATCGCGAACTTGTCGGTCCACGAGGTCAGACGCGTGTTCATCGCCACCTGCACGTTGAGGTTGGCCAGCAGGTTCGGGTTCAGGTTCTGCTGCAGCGCCGCGGTGGTCAGGCCGGCGGTGGCGGCCACGGCCACCATGTACAGCGACGGCGGCACCTTGACCAAGAACGAGCGCGCGCTCTCGTTCATCGGCTCGCCACGGTCGTCCTTGAAGGTGAGGATCTGCGTGATGCCGGCCAGGATGGCCTGCTGCATTTCCTCGACCGAGGGCGCGGTCGTCGAACCGTGCAGCGCCGCCGGCAGCGTCGAGATGTCGACCGAGATCGAGTTGCTCTGCGAGCCCGAGTCGCCTTCCGAGTGGTCGGTGTCAAAGAAGAACTGACCGTCGTAGCACACGGTCGACGTGCCGGCCAGGATGGCGGCGCTCACGAGGCTCGCCCAGTGCGTCAGCGCACGGTCGGCGAACTCCTGGATGCGCGCCTCGATCTGCGCGGTCTTGTCGCGGCGAGCGTCGCGCTTGGCGACCTCGATGGTGGCCTCGTAGTGCTTGTTGACGATCGTCAGGCCCTGGCCGCTGAAGCCCTTGGCCTGGCGGCCGCCGACCCACTCGCGCATGGCGGGCGATTGGCCGAGGAAGTTGTAGGTCTCGCTGGCCTGGTCGGAGCTGAACAGGTTGGCGACGCCGTTCAGCCAAGCGAGACCGGGGTCGGTTTCGAGCCGGGCGAAGTACATGCCCATGATTGCGCGGCTCGACAGGAGGCTCTGGTCCATGGTGGTGTGTCCTTTCTGGGTTCAGTGAGCCGGAATCAGAGGGAGCGCACCGGCACCGCCTCGAAGTACACGACGCAGGTCGTGCCCGAGATCCAGCGCGCCACCTTGCCGATGGAGCTGTTGCTGGTGCTGGTGAGCGTGAAGGTGTCGTCGTCGGACGCGTAGACCGTCTGGCCGACGTCGTCGGCGCTGGCCACGCCGGTGACCGACAGCACGATCTCGCCGCGCTGCTTGACCAGCACACGCGCCGCGCTGGCAGCACCCGCTGCGTTGTCGGCCTGGCGCACCGCGAAGCCGAGGAACGGGTCCGCGGCCACCAGAGGGCGCGCCAGGCCGGCGCCGTTGTCGCCCACCGCGGCACCCTCGTAAATGATGTCGGTGGCCACCATCGGCAGATCGTTGTGGTCGCCGATCTCGTAGGCACGCGGCTTGTTGGCCGCCAGCGTCGTCATGCCGAGCACGGCGCCGGTGCGCGCCATGTAGCCGAACAGCATGGCGTCGGCCTTTTCGCCCAGCGACTCCAGCGCGGGCAGGCACAGCGGCAGCAGCGCGGCGGCCACGAGCACCGCGAGCGCGATCAGGGACAGGGAGGTCTTCATGGTCGAGGTTCCTGGAAGGTGATTGCGGTGGCGGATCAGGCGGAGGCGCGGCCCTTGAGGACGCGGACCTTGCCGGCCTCCTCGGCGCGGGTGATGGCGGTGAACGCGGACAGGCTGGAGAACTCGGCGCGCACCGCCGGGTCGCTCTCCCACTTGGCCTTGCAGCGCTCCTCGAGCGGCTGGGAAGCGTCGGCCATCGGGTCGGCAGGCTTGGCCTCGACCGCCGGCGCGGCAGCCGGAGCGGCGGGCTTCGGCGCCTCGCTGCCCAGCGTCGCGGCGGCCTGCGTGCGCAGCTGGCGCTCGGCGGCCATCACGGCCAGGGCCGCTTCGCCACCGCCGGTCTTGCCGTCGAACTTCAGCGACGCGATGAGCTTCTCGTGGCCCGGCAGGCAGGCGTTCTCGACGGCCTGGATGCGCTCGCGCTCGGCGGCAGCACCCTCGGTGCGGAAATGGTCGCGCAGCTCGGCGAACAGCGCGGTGTGCTCGGTCTCGAGCGTCTTGCGATCCATCGTGAGTTCTCCTTGCGATGGGGGTTGGGGAACGGATGCGGCCGGCACAGTGGCCACCGTCTTGCTCGATGGCTTGGCCATCGGCTTGGCGCGCCGGCGCTTGGCGTAGGCGCCGGGGTCGGCGGCGAGCTGGGCGACCAGGTCGTCGATGGAGGCGAAGCCGTCGACGAGGCCGACGTCGAGCGCCTGCTGGCCGACGAAGACACGGCCGTCGGCCATGTGAGCCAGCACCTGCTCGGCGCCGACGCCGCGGTGCTGCGCCACGGCGTCGACGAAGACGCTGTAGATGTGATCGACGCGCTCCTGCAGGTGCGCGCGCCCCTCGGCGGTGAGCGGCGCCACGTCGCTGGCGATGCGCTTGTACTTGCCGGCCGTGATCTCGGTTGTGTTGGTCGCGCGCGGGTCGTACTTGTGCGTCATCACGACGCCGATCGAGCCGGCATGCACCGTCGGGCCGCTGATGAACAGCGCATTGGCGGCGCTGCCAATCCAGTAGGCGGCGCTGGCGATCGTGCCGTCGCTGACGGCGACGATCGGCTTGTCCTTCGACATGCCATGCACCGCTGCGGCGAGCTCGGGCGCGCCGAACACGCTGCCGCCGGGCGAGTCGATCGCCAGCACCAGCGCCTTGACGCGCGGGTCGGCGATGGCCGACTCGACCTGGCGCTGCAGCAGCTGTGCCGAGGCGCCGCCGCTGATCTGCGTGAACAGGTTGGCCTTGGGCGCGATCACGCCGTCGATCGACAGCACGGCGACGCCGCCGTCGCGCACCTCGTAGTCCTGCTGCTCGCTGGCCAGCGGGCGGCCCAGGCGCGCCTCGATGGCCTGGATGTCGACCTCGTCGCCACGCACGTGCGTGCCGTAGATCGCCAGGATCTCGGTGAGCTTCTCGGGCTGTATGGCCCAGGGCGCGGTGATGAGGTCGATGAGCTTCACAGTGGCGCTGACTCTATGAAGCCGACCGTCTCAAAATCAGGGCGAATTTGAGACGACTCATGCGCGCCTCGACCGCGGCAGCACGGGCTCTTCCGGCATCGCGTCGTCGAGCTCGTTGTCGCCTTCCTCCGCGTCCTGCTCGTCGAGCGGCTGCGGCGCCGCACTCTCGGCGCCCGGCACGCTCAGACCCGCCTCGCGCCGGGCCTTGGCCTCGCGAACGGCCTGCGCGTGCTTGGCCTCCCAGTCGCCGCCGTCGTACTGCTGGCTCTCGGCCTGCAGCGTGCTGATGCCCATGTCGACGCGCGCCTTGGCCGCGTTGACTTCCTTCAGCGGATCGATCGAGCCGGGACCGTCGCCCACCCACTGCGTGCCGGTCCAGGCCGCTCGCACCACAGGGTCGGCGAAGAAGCCGGGCGCAGAGATGCGCCCTTCGGCAACCTCGATCGACAGCCAAAGGTCGTACACCGGCTGGCACAGGTTGGTGGCCAGCCAGTCGCGCCAGCCCATGAAGAAGCGCCAGGCCATCAACAGCGCGCCGCGCGCGGCGCTGTAGCTCGACTGGTAGTGCATCACCAGCACCTCGAACGGGATGCCGGTGGCCATGCCGATCTGGCGCACGCAGGCCTGCCAGAAGGGGTCGAACTGCGGATTGGGGCGCCCGGGCGTCGGGCTGGTGATCTTCTCGCCGGGCAGCAGGTTGACCACTTGCATGGAGGAGATCTCGCCGCTCCACTTCGACGCACGGTCGACCAGCTGCTGCTTGGCCTCGTCGGTGAAGGTCTCGTCGAAGGCCTGCGGGTCCATCTCGGCGAACAGCGCGAACAGCGCTGAAGCGACCGCGGCATCGAGCTCGGCCTGCGTGAAGCGCGCCAGCTGCTTCAGCGGCTCGAGCACCGGCGCCAGGATCGGCACGCCGCGCCGCAGCCCGGGTCGCAGCACCTTGTAAAGGTGCAACGCATTGCGACGGCCAGTCTTCTCGCCGCGCGCTGCGATGCGCTGCCAGCTGCGCGCGCCGCCGCTCAGGTCGCCCGGGTGGCGGTTGCAGACGTGGTAGGCCACCGCCTCGCCGGTCTCGGCGTCGCACTCGACGCCTTCGGTGAGGGTGTCGCTGTTCTGCTGACCGGACGGGTTGCTGAGGCGATCGGCCTCGATGAGCTGCAGCGCCAGCGCCGGCATGGACGCGCCGGCGCGCTTGACCATCGGCGTCAGCACCAAGCCGTCGCCGCTGGACAGCGTGGTGCGCAGCGCCAGGTCCTGCAACTCGTAGCCGTTGAGCGTTCGATCGAGCGAGCAGTCCTTGCTGCCGAACCAGGCGTCATAGCGCGCCTTGGCATCAGCCTGCCAGGCGTCGGCCTCCTCCTCGCTCATGCCGAGGAACTTGGCATTGATGCGAGGGTTGCACGACAGGCCGGTGCCGACCGCGTGCGCGGCCGTCGTGTTGATGAGGCCGGTGGCCACCGGCTGGTTGCGCTCGGCATCGCGCGAACGCGCACGCAGCGTCACCAGGTCCGGGATGACATCGGAGTCGGGTGAACCCGCCATGGCGTTCCACGCCGCCATCGACGCGCGGTCGCGGCGCGCGCCGTTGTAGCCGCCGCCGGCCAGCGCCATTGCCTGGCGCGCAACCAGGCGGCGCGCCGCCACGCGAGGCGCGAACACCGCGATGGCGCGGTCGATGGCGTTCAGGCCCGGAAGGGTGGGACGCTTGGCCATGGCGCTCAGATCCCCGGCACGATGGTGCGCAGCCGTCCACGCCCCTCGGAGGCGGCGCCGAGCGAGGTGGCGCGCGCGTTCCACAGCTCGATGCCCTTCTGGATCTCGGCCAGGTTGGCCAGCGTCAGCTGGCGCCCGGCGATGCTGTAGGACTGCTTGGCCAGCACCGCCGCTTCGGCCTCGAGGTAGAGCGCAAGCTGGGCCTCGGCCTGCGCAAGGGTGATTCCGGCCATGAGTGCCTGCATCCGTTGGAGTACGGCGAGGCTAGGCAGGCGGGCGTCTCAAAATAAGGGCGGATTTGAGACGAGGCGGACGGGCGATCAGTCGGAGGGGCCGCGCTTCATCAGGCGGTAGATGGTGGCTCGGCTGAGGCCATGCTTCTTGACCAGGTCGGCCGTGCTCGTGTTGGTCAGCGCGTCCTGGTACAGCGCCGCCGCGGCCTCACGTGAAACCGACTTGCGCCCCGCCGAGCGCTCGGGATGGAACGGCTGCTCGGCGATCCACACGCGCGTGCCCGCGAACTCAGCGCGCGCGGCGGTCTCGACAGCACGCGCCGTCTCGCTCGACAGCGACGGGCACGACTGCATTGCCAGCTCCAAAGTACGCCAGATGACGTCGGTCTTCATCGGCCTCCTCGACCTGCGACGTTGTTGTTGAAGCGCGCGAACCCGTTGAGGGAGACGCGTCCGGTGGGGGTTGCGCGGATGACCTCGGCCGGCACTTCAGGCACCGGGTCGATCGCATCCAGGGGGTGATCGGCAGGCGCGACGTCGTCGGCCTCCTCGGGCTCGTCGAACAGCCCCGCGGCCGGCCACACGGCCGCCTCCAGCTTGTCCCACATGGCCTTGGTGTAGCGCGGCAGGTCAAGCGACTGGGCGCAGAACAGCGCGTAGACGGCGCAGTCGAGCGCCTCATGCGGCGCGTTGACTCGCTTCTCGACCCAGCGCCACACGCTGCCGCCGGCGACGCGCAACTGCACGCGATGCTCTGCGGTGAGCTGCTCGAAGTAGCCGGCCTCCATGCCCGCGGGGAAGTGCACGCAGCCGGCGCCGGCCGTCGTGATCTTCAGGCGCCCGAACAGCAGGTCCTTGGCCGTGTCGGTGCCCACCTCCCACAGCTTGACGCCGGCCTTGATGATGCGGCCGCGCCAGTTGACATCCTGCTTGCTTGCCTTGCCCTTGACGGGTCGCCCATCGAAGCGGCTGCCCTTGATCGCGAACACGCGGCGGCGCTCGCGCGTGCGGCAGAAGTTATAGACCTGGTGCGTGAAGTGGCCGCCGGTGTCGACGGCCACCGCCTCTATGCCCAAGCGCGCGCGCCTCCCGGCGAGCGGGAACGTGCTCTGCAGGTAGGCGTCGAGCTTGTCGAAGTCGCGCTCGTCGGCCGGGTTCGCGCTAAGCACCTGGTGGTCGATGAGCCAGGACTCCTCGCCGCGGCCGAAGCCCCACACGCTGACCTCGAAGCGGTTGTCCTGCACGTCGACGCCGGCCACCAGCACCAGGCAGCCACGCGGCACCGTGCCGCGCGCGTGCGTGGTGACACGCTTGGCGAGCTCGTGCTGGTCGGCCGACTCGCCCTTGGCCTCCCAGGTTTCGCCCAGCGTCTCGTTGACGAAGCCCTGCAGCGGACCGACGTCACCCTGCTTCGCCTTCTCCTTGGCCTCGAGGAACTCGCGCACGATGTCGACCCACTCCCGCTGCGGGCTGTACGCCGCCCACGGCCGCATGGCGACGTGGCGCGGCGGCTTGATCTGGCGCCCGGCGTCATCGCGCCACACCTGGTCGGCGCCGTAGCGGATGCCGGTCTTGTCGCACACCCAGGCGCCGATCCAGCAGCGCAGGTAGTCGGCCTGGCGGATGGCGTCGCGGCAGTGCGGGCACACGTGGCGCACGGTCTCGGGGTCACTGCCGTCCCACTTGAAGCCGTGCGCAACGTCCTTGCCGCCCCACTCCAGCGGGTGCTCGGCCTGGCAGTGCGGGCAGGTGATGCGATAGCGCATGTCCGCCACCGCCTGCAGGGCTCGGTGCTCGACGTGGCTGGCGCCCTTCAGGCGCGGCGTGCTGCCGACGATCAGCTTCGGGAACGGCGCGCCCTCCAGGCGGCCGCGCGCCAGCGTCACCGGGTCGGCGCTCTTCTCGACCTGCTGGTCGAAGCCGTCGATCTCGTCGAGTTTGGCCGCGGCCACCGTGATGCGGCGGTAGGCGCGAGCGGCCTTGCCGCCGAGCAGGTGCAGCACGCTGGAGCGGAACTGCTTGAACTTGATCGTGTCCTCGACGCCCTTGGTGGAGCGCTTGGCCGCGCGCACCGCCTTCACGCCGGCGATCATGGGATCGACCTCGCTCTTGACGAAGCTGTCGCGGTCGTCGTCGGTCGGCTGCCACACCGCCTGGTTGCGCCGGCGGTAGGCGGCATCGAAGCCGATCGAGGCGGTCAGCATCTTGGTGTAGCCGATGCGCTTGGCCTTGAAGACGTCGAGTTCCTCGATGTCGTCGTTGGACATCGCGTCGAGAATGCCGACCTGGAACGGCCAGGCCACCCAGCCACCGCGCTGCTGGCTCGACTCGCCGGCGAGGATGAAGTGGTCGACCGCCCAGTTGCTCAGGCGCAGCGGCGGCTGCGCGCGCAGCGACTCCAGACCCAGGCGCACGGCGCGCGCGCAGGCCTGCCGCGAGACGGCGGGTGCAGCGTGGCGACTGGCCAGCATGGTCAAGCCTCGACCTCCTCGCCGCCACCTGTCGCGTCGACCGACTCGTCGTCGTCGACGGTCTCCAGCTGGCGCACGACGAGCTCCGCGGTGGCGCGGATCCACTCGTTGCGCGCCGCGGCGATGACGCCGCCGATGGCGTCGCGTGCCTCGGCCGGCAGATCCGGACAGGCCTTGCGCAGCAGCCCGGGCAGCGCGTCGAAGCGATCCACCACCGCGGCCGAGGCCTGGCCGAGCACATCGGCCAGCAGGCCGATGGGCGCGAACTCGCCCTGGGCGATGGCGTTCTTGATCGCCTGGCCGATGCGCTGCTCGCGCGCCAGCGCGGCGCGCTCCTGCACCAGGTCGAGCCCGCCCTCCTCTCCCTGGCGACCGGCAGCCTGCTCGCGCAGCCGCTCGCAGTAGGCCTGCAGCCACTGCAGGGCGGTGGCCCCGCGCGGCAGCGTTCCGTCACCGACCAGTTCACTCACGCGCTGCTGCGTGATGCCAACGAGCTCGGCGAACTGCGCCTGCGTGCAGGGGGCAGCCAGGACAGACCAGTCCGTCACCGCACAACCCCCTTAGGAGACCCACGCAACAGTCCGACCACGCGGTCCGAATTACCCTCAAGCCGGGCCTGCC